TGCAACTACCGATACTGGCGTAGGACTTTTATTAGATGTGAAGGTAGGACCTTCTACTGCTGGTATAGGTTCAACACAGTTTGAAGTCACCGAATTTAAGATTGCAAGACAGGGTTATTCTTTCCAAAGAGGTGATGTATTCAAACCAGTTGGACTTGTAACCGACGGTTCTCTTTCATCACCAGTATCCGATTTCACCCTGACTGTTCTTGATACATACTCTGATAATTTCTCTGCCTGGGAGTTTGGACAACTTGACTATATTGATTCCGTTAAAAATTATCAAGATGGAACTAGAGTTAGATTCCCACTATTCTATAATGGCGAACTTCTAAGTTTTGAACCTGCCGATTCTTTAGCAGTTAATCAGAATTTAGAAAATCTACTTGTAATCTTCGTTAATGGAATTCTTCAAGAACCTAATGCTGCATATAGATTTACCGGTGGAACATCTTTTGTCTTCACTTCTCCACCTAAAGTAGAGGATGACATTGCAATCTTCTTCTATAGAGGAATCACTGGAACTGACAGTGTTTTGATTACTGGAATAAATGAAACTTTAAAGGTTGGCGATAAAGTTCAAGTATTGAAGAATGATTCAATACCTGGCACAATAACACAGGATGAAAGAACAATAACTGATTTAACATATTCTGATAAGTTTGAGACAGATTCTTATCCAGGTCCTGGAATAGATGAAACTAATCCAAAACCATTAACCTGGTTCAAACAAAAAGTTGATAAGAAAATCAATGGTGAAAATGTATTCAAATCAAGAGATTCTATAGAGTCTTTAGTGTTCCCAACGGCAAGAATTATCAGTGGTTTCTCCACAACGGACAATGAAATCTTTGTTGATAATGCAGAAATCTTTGATTATGAAAGTGATAAGGGAGCAACTTCACCTCCAACTAGTTTTGCAGGACTTGTTATTAATGGTATTTCAACCACAGCAGATGATTCAGTTGAACTTATATCCAATTTCGTTAACATCGATGGATTCTCTGGTATTGTAACTGGTATTACTACTGCAGTTGGAACTGGTGCTAATCCACTGGCACTAGAGTTTGCAATTAACTCATCATCTTTCGCAGGATTGTCCACAGGTTATCCAATCTATATTTTTGATACAAGAATTGGCAGTGGTGTTACTTCAATCGATGATTCTGACGCTGCGGTAGTTGGAATCGGAACAACCTTCCTTGATAATGTTTATACCATTGCAAGTTGGCACAGTTCTGGAACTATCGGCATTATAACTTGTAACGTTATTTCTGGTTCACCAATTGTTGGACTTGGAACAACTGGAAGCACAACAAATCCAGTAGGAAAATATTCTTGGGGCAGATTGTCCAATATCAGTGGCGGTCTCACAAGATCGTCAAATCCAATCTCTATCGGAGTAACTGGTAACACTGTAGCTGGACTTTCCACTTATCCTACCATCCAAAGAAGGAGCGTTGGCATAAGAGCTACGGGAGCACTACCTAAAATTATATTATAAATATCTAAAAAACTATTAATATGGCTGCCGTCGTAACAGATCAATTTAGAATCCTGAATGCTGGTAACTTTATAGATTCTGTATCGGATACTAATAATTCATATTATGCCTTCTTAGGATTTGCAAATCCAACTTCACCAAATCCTGGATTTGGTAGAACTTCTAATTGGGATACAAACACTCCCAATCCTGTTGATAATTTTCAATATATTTCGCATTATAGAGACTCCTCATTATTTGGAAAAAAAGTCACTAGTGCAAATGTTAGAAGGGTTATAAGGAAAGTTGATTGGACATCCAATACAGCTTATGACATGTATAGGCATGACTATAGTATTTACAATCCAACGCCAATCTCCAAAACTTCTAGATTGTATGATGCAAACTACTACGTAGTCAATAGCGATTATAGAGTTTATATTTGTATTGATAATGGTTCTTCTGGAACAAATCCAACAGGTGGAAGATCACTAGATGAACCAACATTTACTGACGTAGATCCATCATCTGCTGGTTCTAGTGGTGATGGATATATTTGGAAGTATCTGTTCTCTGTAGCACCATCGGATATTATTAAATTTGATTCCACAGAATATGTTGTTGTTCCCAATGATTGGGCAACATCAACTAATACTGATATTCAAACTATCAGAGAAGGTGGCGACTCTGAGGTAAATGACAATCAAATTAAAAAAGTATACATTGAAGATGGTGGAAGTGGATATACTGCAGGAACTTATGATATCCTAGGCGATGGTTCTGGTGGAGAGGTTTCAATAACTGTTGATAGTAGTGGAACAATCACTGGAACTTCGATTGTATCTGGTGGAAAGGGATATACCTATGGAATAGTAGATTTAAAAAGAACAGGAACTATTTCCAATCCCGCAAAGTTAATTCCAATTATACCCCCATCAAGAGGACATGGTTATGATGTCTATACTGAGTTGGGAACAGATAAAGTTTTAATCTACGCTAGATTTGATGATTCGACAAAAGATTTTCCAATTGATACTCAGTTTTCTCAGATTGGACTAATAAAGAATCCACAACAATTTGCCTCTACTTCTATTTTTACCGAAAACGCTTTCTCATCTCTGTATGCCATCAAGTTGGCAAACTCTTACACAGGAACGCCAGTTATAGGAGATAGAATAACACAATCAGTGACTGGCGGAACTGCACAGGGATATGTAGCATCATATGATTCTGATACTAAAGTTTTAAAATATTATCAAGACAGATCTTTGTATTTTAGTAATGATGTAGATCAAACTGATGCTAACGATGTTGGAACTGTCTCAAAAGTTCTAAGTTTCTCTGGCAGCAACAACATCAGTTTTGATGCTGGTGGATCGGCTTCCATCAATACAAGTTTCAGTGATAGTTCTGTTTTGGTAGATAATAAGCAAATTAATCTTGGGGTTACATTCTCAAGCGGACTTGCCAATCCAGAGATAAATAAAAAGACGGGTGATGTTATTTACATTAACAATAGACCCTTGATTGAAAGGAACATTCGACAAAAAGAAGACGTTAAAATCATTCTGGAATTCTAAAAAAAGATGGCACAAAAAACAGATTTAAATATCAGCCCATATTACGACGATTTTGATCGCAATAAAGATTTTTATAAAGTTCTGTTTAAACCAGGATATCCAGTTCAGGCTAGAGAATTAACAACTCTTCAATCAATATTCCAAAATCAAGTTGAGTTCTTTGGAAAAAATATTTTCAAAGAAGGCTCTATGGTTCTGCCAGGAGCTCTTACTTTTGACAATCAATTTTCAGCAGTAAAACTAAATTCTACCAGTTTAGGTGTAGATGTTTCACTTTATATTAAAAGTTTTATTGGTAAGAAAGTCACAGGACAGTTATCAGGAGTTTCGGCATCAATACAGTATGTTGCCCTTACATCTGATAGTAGTTCTGTAGATGAGTTAACAATTTACGTCAAATATTCCGATTCTGGTAATGATTACGCTACAGAAACATTCCAGGATGGAGAAGCATTATTCGCTAACGAAAATGTAACTTACGGCAATACAACTATCAATGCTGGCACAGAGTTTGCATCATTGATTTCTGAAGGCGCGACATCGACAGGATCGTCAGTATCTATCGATGAGGGTGTATATTTTGTCAGGGGAATCTTTGCTAATGTTTCAAAGCAGACTCTCATCTTAGATTATTATACCAATACTCCATCGTATAGAGTAGGTTTAAAAGTAGAAGAAAGACTTGTTAATGCAAAAGATGATGATTCGCTGTATGATAATGCAAAGGGTTTTACAAACTATGCAGCACCTGGTGCTGATAGATTCAAGTTATCTTTAACATTAACTAAAAAACCACTTACAGATTTTAACGATACCGATTTTATTGAACTGCTTAGAGTCGATGCAGGAAAGATTAAAAAGGTACAGGACAAAACGGTATACAATGTAATCAGAGATTATATTGCAGAAAGAACCTATGAAGAATCTGGACATTATTCGGTAGAACCATTTGATATTAAAATTGTTGATTCTTTAAATAATAGACTTGGAAATGATGGTTTATATTTGAGCGACGAAACTACTGATAGTGGTAATGAGCCATCGAATGATTTGATGTGCATCCAAATATCTCCAGGAAAAGCATACGTTGCTGGTTATGATGTTGAAAATCAATCAACACAAGTTCTCGATGTTTCAAAACCAAGAGATACTGAGACTGTATCAAATTCAAATATTCCCTTTGAAATGGGACATTTGCTGAGAGTTAATAATGTTTCTGGAGCACTTCAAGAAAATGGTATTATAACTCTTAACAATCAATTCAGTGGCGATACACCATCCGGAATTGGATCTGCAAGAGTCTATACTTTTAATCTAACGGATGCTGCTTATGAAGATGCATCAAGTCAGTGGGATTTGTATCTTTACGATATTCAGACATACACGTCTTTAACATTTAATAGAAGCGTCACTTCTTCTGAAGTTCCAAAATCATCCTTCATTCAAGGGAAGAGTAGTGGTGCTAGTGGTTATGCTGTTGCGGCAGGATCTGGAAGCACTTTAAATTTAAGTCAAACTTCTGGAACTTTTGTTTCTAATGAACAAATAATTATTAACGGAATTGATTCTTCATTGACAGTAACTGAATTTACTGCAAATGGTATTAGAGACATTAAATCCATTTCTGCAACATCCGGTGGAGGATTCCCAGCATTTTCTGCAGATACAGTTTTA